TTCGTTCAGCTTAGCTAATTTAGCTTCAACGTCTTTTTTGGATCGCTCAACAAATTCACTTGACTGGTTTCTCTCCTGTGCAAGTTCCTGTGTTTTACGAGTGTAATCTGCATTTCGTTGATACCCTTGAATTAACTCCTCTAGGTTGACCGACAGTTCTGTACCATCAACGGTTACAGTATAAAATGGTTCCTCGGAGTTCTCTTGTATATCACTCGACTCAGATGTTTCTTCTACCTTATCAGATGTTTCCATCTCCATAGGGCTTTCAGTTTCTTCAGTAAGAAGTCCTTCTTCTGATTCTACTGTTTCAGTTGGTTCCTCAGTTGTTTCTGTAGGAACATTTTCTACTGGTGCAGATTCTTCTTTGGTCATAAGACCTTTGATTATGTTTCCTGCATCCAATACGTTAGTTGCTTGGCGTTCAGCCATAACAGCCTCCTTTTAAATGTTACACTCCCAAATGGGTTGGTGTATTCGATTTAAGTCGAATTTTTTTTGAGATCGTTAATTTGCACAGCAGCTAATTTGCCTGTGTCCATAACGGTACGAAAGTGGTTTTCTACTTTTTCAGTAATGTGATATGCCTGCCATAGGGCTTTACGCACATCATCTTCATTGTGTTTCGTCTGAAATATAGCACTTTGATACTCAACTTTTAAAGTTTCAAATGCTTCTTTAAATAACGGTTCATCAAGCAATAACTTTGCTTTCTCGCCACGTTGTCTTTCAGTCTCTAAATTATTGTTGTTCATTGTTTGGGTTTATCACGTTTTTAGTGATTTGGTCAAGCTCACCTAAAGCAGCTTTCCGTTGTTCCCTTATAGTACGTTGTGCCTGTTCTTGTATTTTACCTTGTTGTACTATTTCTTCTTTGGCTAACATTGCATTATTACGCAACTCAGTCTCATTTATTTTAGTACCATACTGTAGCTCTAATTCTTTTATACGAGTTTCAAACCTCAGAATCATCTCTTGATAATCTTTTTCTAGTTGTTTTATTTTTAATTCGCTATCAATTTGTTTTCTATAGTTCTCACCTTGAACTTGAAGTTGTGAAACTTTTTCAAACTCTGTAGGCTGTGGTGGCTGAGGTGGTGGCATATTCTGCATACCAACATCAGGATCGGTGAAGAACGAATTAGGATTTTTAAGTCCAGCATTTTCAACAATCTTACTAAGAGTGTTATAAATGTTTCGTAAATTTACCATCGGCCCAGCAGCAGAACCTTGTAGCTCTAGTGCTTTTAATTGAGTTTGAAGTATGTTATTTAAAATAGAAAGTTGTTGGTCTCTTGAACCAGTACCCAATCCAACACTTATAGAAATGTTGCATCGGTTTCTCCATTCCATAGGTCTAAACGGAACAAAGTTATTTCTAATCTTAATAATTCTTTCTTTATCTTGGTGTTTAACGATTAGTTCAAACATTTTTAAGAACATATCTTTAACACCAGTCTCAGCAAAGATACGAGCTATAAGCTCTACTCTCATTTGTGCTTGAGATAAAATAGTGTTTACACCAGTTGCAGTCTTATTTAAAGAATCTGCATCCATACCTTGTGAGTATCTAGTAATACCTGTTCGTTGTTCACGTACAGTATCTAAATATTCCAACATAGGAAACGCTTGGTTGTTAATTGTTTGCGTTTGCATTGGCATCATAACCTGACCAGGAGAACCTTTAGTCCTCACAACACCGCCAGGTCTGTTAGTAAGTAGGTCATCTAAATTAACTTGACCATCCATTACAGCAACTCTGTTGTTGTTTGTAAGGTACATATTGTCAAGCAACTGTCTCATTACTGTAGACTTAATTAATTGTAAGTCCTCAGTCATTTCAGAAACAGAACGACCGTAAAATCTGTGTGGAACCATTATAGGTGTAACAGAAACAAAAGGAATACTGTCACACAGTTCATCGTCTAATATTGTGTAGCCTTCAGCACCAGCTAAAGTAATTTTTCTTAACTTGGCAACACCATCTCCTTCTTCATCAAGACGAATGTAACATTCAAAAATAGATATTTCATCTGTACTAGCTTCGCCAGCATCACTGTTATAGTCGTGATCTAAATTTCTATAACGTGTAATTTTTTCTTCATTGTATCTATCTTGTGAGTCAGCAGGTAAACTATAAACTTTATCGCTATCAAATCCAGCTTCTACTAATTGTGTTCTTGTAACTGTAGTTCTGTGTGCAACAAAGTTTGCGTCTTGTATACTTTTAGCTCTACGTTCAATTAAAAATTCTTCTGGTGGTATTGCTTCTATTTTTACTTTACCAAAATCTTCTTCTCTTTCAATAACTACATCATGCAACATAGGTATTGGTGTGTTGTTTATCTGTTCCAACGTCATAGGGTCAACAGGTTGACCAGACTCTTCTATTTGTTTTAGAATATTTTCTTTTTCTTTGATTGCTTTTTCATCTTCGTACTCTGTATGCTCTTTTACTTTTACACCATTTTCATCAAGCAGCATCGTGTATTCATCTTCACTTAGCTTTTCATAAGACTCACGTTCACGTTTTTTTGAGGTGTCCCAATAAATTTTTGCAATACCGTTTTTTTGTATCAGTGCATCTTTAAATAAAGTGTAGAGGGTTATAAAGCCATCGTTATCTTTGTTGAAAACGTAGTTTAAATAATCACTAGCTTGTTTTGCAACCTCTTCGTCTTCTGCGGTAACAGGTTCACACTTAACAATTTCATCACTAGCAGCAAAAGTTCTTAACAGTGTCGGTAAGATTGACTCAATAACATCAGACACATCAGTAGAAACTACTTGTGAACGACCTTCTTGTTCATTACCAAAAGGTTCACCAAAATAATATTCTAATGATTTTTGTCTTTGTTCAGTTATGTCTGAACCAATATAACCTAAAGATGCTTTTATCTCTGAGCTAACTATTGAGCCGACTTCTATGTCTGTAAGTGCTTTGCCTTTTGCCATGTTAAACTATATACCTTGTATCAATATTTATTTCTCTTGTCCATACACTGGCAGTTCCAGGATCAATCGCACAACCGTAACGAAATGCGTCAGCTCCGTGTGAACTCCAATCATGTAGAGGTTTGTTTTTAAATGTCTGCATACGATCATCAAACTCTTTTCGGTATTGTCGCAAACATTCAATACCAGCCTTACAGCGGTTACGATCAAACCAACATTGGTCTAATGTATTTCTAACTGCTTCTATTCCATGTTGAACTTCTAACTTAGGACATATATCAAATTGTATTCCTAATTCAGATGCAACCTCTAAACGAGATTTACCAGTTCCTAATTCTCTTGCTACAATATCATGGGGTGCTACGTGCCTTCCATAATTGTAGGCTTTGTCTTTTAACACACCAGCGTAATGTGCAAGAGCCTCACCAGATGTTTCGTAGTAATCTATTAAACGAACTTCTGTTCCTACTCTTTGTGCAAACCATATTGATGTTGAATCTCCGATACCTAAATCCCACCATGTTTCTACGTCTATGTTTTTATCGTATTCAATATCAACAATACGGTTTTCTTTCTCAGCTTTTTGTATCTGCTTACCGTAGTAAGAACCTGATACAGCAGCTTGGAAACTACATTCAAACTCTTGCTCGTATTGATCCTCTGGCATCGTCAGACGAGCTTCTTCTAATTCTTCTTTGCTTATAATATCTGTTTCAGATGCTCTGTATAATACAGCTTTCCAATTACCACCTCTGCGTTTTGCAAGGTCGTATACATCCCAGAACTGATTGTGACCCATGGGTGTTCCAATGAAGATCACATAGCCTAGTTTGTCAGATACAGCAGGTCTTACAACCTCTGTCCATGTTCGAGGTGACATAAGTGCAAACTCATCTAAACATACGCCATCAAATCCTAATCCCCTTAGTGCATCTGGATTGTCAGAACCAAATATTTGTAACCGTGAACCATTCCACAAGTCTACTTTTAATTCTGTTTCGTGACGATTGCCTCCTAGTTTCATAAGAGGTTGTGTGTATTCTTTTAAATAGTCAAACGCTACGTTCTTACCTTGTCGGTATGTCGGTGCAATGTATGCCAACCGTTGATTAGGTTTACCTAAAGCTGTTTTAATTAAGTGATTAATTGCAAAAACAGTTTTGCCAAACCTACGATGACAGCAAATAACATTAAAGCGTTTTAATTTATTGTGTAATTCTTTTTGTAAGGGTCGTGGTTTGTAAGGTATTTCAATCTTCAAACTATTCTTTCCATTTAACTTCTATTTCTACAGGCTCGTCTTTGTCACCTTGTAGTTTTTGGTCTACAGAAGATAACCTTGGGTGTACAAATGGTGCAGCTTTCTCAGCAGCCCACATCTTTTTTTCAGGAGATGTTTTTTTGTCGTTTAATATGTTCAACATATACTGTAAAGGTGTTTTAGTGCCTTTACCCAACATCTTTTCTAGTCTTTCGTGCTTTGTTCCTGCGGTGACACCTCTAGGTCTCCCTGCTCCTGGTCTTTTTCCTCCTGCTGGCATTTAAAATAACGATACCAATACAGATAAGATAATAATAACGCCTACACCAGCTATTATGTAGTCTTTTTTTGACCACATTTGATAACTTTGTAACCATTCTACTAGTTTGTTAAATTGATTCATGTTATTTTTCCTTTTCCAAAGTTTTTTTTCATTATTTGTGCAATAGACTGACCAAAATACTTAGGTGTAACACCTTTACCAAGTCTACTTTTGCGATTAAAGTTTGCATCTTTTAATCTTGGTGTTTGAGTCCGTGCTTTACGTTGTAAATTTTTTATAATTCTAATTATATCTTTTTGTTTCATATTACCATGCTTTACAGCTCCAGTATTTAGCTGTTAATTTGCTTATGTTGCCTTTATCACACCCATGCCTAGCACGAAATGACTTCCGTCTAGCAGGTATGTTCTTTTTAATGGACATTTTTGGGTCACCAAACCTGACCAATCTTACTTTTTTACCTTCTTTAGCCAATACAGCGGACTTTTTAGACTTACCTGGGGTACGTTTTGGTTTATTGTACCCACTGAAGCGTTCTCCTCTATACGTAATAGCCATTAGGCCAGTAATCCTTTAGATTTCCTTTTTTTCTTTTTAAGTTTTTTAAAGTCAGCACCTGTAATTTTGTTACGAGGTTTAGCAACACTTGCAAGTGCTTTTTGTTTCTTACTTAGTTTTCTTGGCATTTGTTTTCCTTTTTGCAAAAGTTGCAACATTGGTTGGCTTACCACCAACTCCTTGTGCTTTTGATCGTTTTCTTGATACCGCTGACTTAATTTGTGAAGCGGTCATGGTGCGTGCTTTAGATCGAGGTACGCATTTAGGGTATTTTCTCTTGGAGCCTGATGCAGACTTACGCCCACACTTTTGGAACTTACCGTTCTTTTTTTTAGCTCCAATATCGACCCAGTCTCCTTTTGGCCCTTTGCCAAACCACGCAGTTAATCCTCCTGTTGGTTTAGCCATTATGATGACCTATAACCGCCACCACGTTTCTTGTATGTACGTACAAGCCAAGCGTTAGCATAAGCTGAAGGGTATACCTTGAACTTTTTCTTTGCTTCTGACTTGACACGTGAATACAAGGCTTTATTTGTGGGTACTGCTTTTTTAGCCATTAGCCCATCATTATTACAAGACCTTTTTTCTTATTGGTCTTTTTCTTGGCTGTTTTTTTGTTCTTCTTCTTTGCACGTTTTTTCATTCCTCTTGCCATATAGCCTCCTGTATGATTGTCTTAGTTTTACGGTGTCAGCGTAATATTCCTGACTCCAGTTGTTATAATATCCAATTTTAGTTAGAGCTGCTGATGCAGTCTCTAGTTCTTTGAATGGCTGGATAAGTACCATAAAGAACTCATTCACTGGCTCCCAATCCCCTGATAAAAACGGTTCGTCTTCATCGTCTGGATATGAGGCCATCAAATATGTATTTAAAGGCACGTAGACATGATTTAAAGCATGAACATAGTCGTATAAAGTATCTGGTGTTACTTCCATATCACCACAAGCTATTATTGAAAGCTTTTTGTCGGTGTTGTTAAAACCCCCTGCTAATTCGCATAAGCGTTCTAAGAACCTCTCAGACTCTACTTCCTCAATAGTGACTTGGTTTTGCAACCGAGCCTGCTTGGCATAAGGACAGATAGGGAAACCATCTCTTGGTTTTTCAACGTGTTCAATAGCCCAGTTTTGAATATCTTCAGTTATTGTGGTCACACTGCATCAGTTGGAAACATATTTAGGTTGCCAGCGACTGTTCTGCGTTCACCTTTACCCTCGAAAGGATATACACAGTGTTGGCACCATGAAGGGAACATAATAAGCTTACCTACCTCTGGTTTCACCATCCTTGAGAATGGAGGCCTTAATTCTTCTAATCCACGTGAGCTTGTTTGTCCGAAGTGAAATTGTAAGAACCCATCGGCTATACCGCTTGCTTCGACCAGTTTACTGCTGTCGTAGTCATCTTTATCTAATATCTGCTTGGGTATCTTTGTCCATGTGGTAAATGACAAGCCCATAATTGTGTCGGTACCATGATCGTGTACAGGGTTATAATCACGCTCATATGAGTGTACAGACCATAGGCTGTGTACGTGTGGTATCCGCTGTAAGGGTTCTACCCCTATCATCCGACTAAACTGCCCTAAGTATGACTGTGACATATTTGCAACAATCTTTGTAAAAGGATCAACTAAAGGATCTGTGTGGTCTATCTTGAGCTGCTCACCATGACTGATTTGACCCACGAGCTTACCAGCGAATGATTCTGCACCCTTATTATGGCGTGCATCTAGGTACTTATTAAGGTCTTTGACCGCCCTTATTGGCAGTTGGGTCTCTAAGAATAGCACCGCAGGTGCCGCAGAGAATTTAAGTGTAAGTTCCATATATTATGCCTAGGCTATAATTAACTAAATGTCAATGCACCGTTAAATGCGTTTTAAGGTACCATACAGCTTGATTTACCTATTTTGGTACCCCCATTGATATGGGTTTTCAATATGTCTATATTTAAGCCTCTGTAAGGTTTTAATTTATAAACCCCCCCTTTATGAATATTGGTGTCTGGTTATAAGGGTCGTAACTATATCTATAGCCCTAGCTATATAATTTAGCATGGTCACTTCTATAAAACCCCGTCATTAGTATTATACTACTTCGTATAAGATCTATTATGTAAAGTAATACTCATATAATGCTTATACTGTTGCATAATTACAACATATGAGATGAATTATAGTATTATAATACTTTTATTATTTGTTTTTATGTGTTTGGTAATGTGGTCACAAAAATTGCTAATACACACCTCATCAACCATCATAATGAATGATCTATTATAAAGCTCATTAGTATTCTCTTATAGGTAAAGGAGAGACTAAGAGGGCTTGCAAGGTTATTATCTTTAGTTTGTGGCGGAAATACTGACCAGTTTAACCTAAATGGAAACAAAACAAGAACGCCTGTAAATAAACTATCATAATATATATTAATATGTGTTGTATTGTTTTAATAAATATGATTATAATTTGATTAACAATTAAACAAAGGAGATGAACTATGAAACAATGCGATAAAGATTTAATTTCTTTTCTTAAAAAATATAATTCAACTAAGTATCATGCCTTCAGTAATGATAGGGCAACAAGAAAAGTAGTAAACAGATTATGTAACAGGAGTATATGCAAACAAAAATATGAAGTCCTAGACAATGGCTTTATATGGAGATCTGTAGCTTTAATATAGTCTTTAACTTATTCCCTCAGATGTCTGGGGGAATGAGATACAGACAATTAAGTCAGTATCAGACAAAGGAGATGAAACATGAATAACAAACAAAGAAAAAGATTAGAAGAACTTAATAATGCAGGCTTTAACAAAACACATGAAGAGTTTATGGAGCGTGCGGAGCTTGAGTTTATAAGAAATAAACAAAATATTAATTTTAGGTTATCTGGTAATGATAAATATTACAACGCATCGCAATGCAATTTATTTGTCAAAAATATAAAACAACATGGTTTTTATAATACACCAATGAAAGAAATATTAGAGAAGGGTATTTCATTTAATAAACATTCAATTAATGTTGGTGGACAATACAGCCGAGATATTAAAAGATTTAACAATACTACTGAGCTTTTAGGCTTTGTGGTTGGATTTAATGAGGCTTGTAGTGTGTTTGATTATAATGAAACAGCAAATAGAGAGGTTTCATAGTGGTTGATTTATTGCCTAAGAAAATACAAGAATGGTCAGAGACTATCTGGTTTAATAGCTGCGTTATTGCTTTTGGCAGTTGCGTGGCTATCGTTCAACATTATAATTTAATATAAGGAGGTTAATTATGTACGAAGTTAAAATATCTAAACATTGGCAAGATAACAAATTCAATGTTGACCTTGTAGATTGGCAAGGTGACGAGGGCATTGTTTTTGGTCGAGCTTTTGGAGTTTCACGAGAAGAAGCTACTAAAGAAGCAACTAAACAAGCCATGCTATACAATGCAGAAATAACGGAGGTCCAACAATGAAGTTATCTTATATAGTGCCTATTGTAGCTGTTACGTATTTCGGATTACACATACTAGCTTATTACTTAACACCATTGTTCATTTAGGGGGTAAATATGAATCTTGAAAATAAAAAAGTTTATTTCAGTCCATATATGCTTAAAATTATAGAGCATACACATGATTACAGAAAAGGTTTTATAAGCATGACAGTTTACACTGAATTAGTTAGTAGTGTTTCTGATATGTATTATAATTATGTAGAACAAATTAAAAAAAATAATCAAGATGAATAAATTATTTAGCTTTGTTTCAATGTGTGCTTTATTATTTGTTGTTTATTATCAAATAACATACATTAAAGCCGATTGGTGTTCTTCAGAAATTGAGGTCCTAAGAATGAACAGCGATGCAATAATTAATCATTTTAATATAGAAAGAGAGGAATAATGCCAGATATAACCAACTTTAAGAGTGTAAGTGTATCAAAAAAAACACACGATGAGCTGCAAGACATGGCGAAATATCGTTTTGAAGTGCCTGTTAGTGTGCAAAAAGTAATTGAATATTTAATTAAAAAGGAGAAAAACGATGTTAGAACCACGAATTGAAGAAGATAATATTGTAAGTCTCAACGATACTACTTTTTGTATAATAAGTGAAAGACATCGAAATATTATACTCTCATTTAGAAAAGAGCATTATTGGTTAGCAAATATATTAGTTACTATAGCCAATAAAATTGACTTTAGTAAACCGCTTGGAATTAATAATTTTAGTATTCAAGGGGGTAAAAATGAAAGAGTTAATTAATGAAATATCGGATAAAATAAGCCATTTTGAGACTAATAGTAGTGAACAGCTTGCTGTTAAGACTATTTATCAAATAAAAGAGTTAATTATTCAATCTAAAATTGATTTACAAAAAATAAGGGAGAGTGGACTATGAGTAAAACATTTTACAGCATACGAGAGGTTTGCACTATGTTAGATGAAGAACCCCATGTATTGCGGTTTTGGGAAAACAAAATAGACAAGTTAAAAGTTTTAAGAATTAATACCAAACGACATTACAGGAAAAAAGATATTGACATATTAAAGCGAATAAAATCTTTATTGCGTGATGACCTGTACACAATCGAAGGAGCTAAAAAGGCTCTTCAAAAAAATGAAGTGCGAGAGCTGCAACAAACAGATCAGGTACAATAAAATAGCTCAATTAACTTGGTCTTACGATTACGATAGGCAAGGGAAAGAAGTTATTTTTTGTTCTCGGCTTTGTCGAAACATTGAACCAAATAATCCCTAAACCATTTGTTTTGTTTTAATACACCTACTAAGTAATTAGTTAGAGTGTTTACGACCAATTCCTCTTTTTCGTCTGTATCCAATGGTTGTCCACTAGCATTTAAAGTACCTAGCCAAACAACTCCATGAATTATCTCATGTAATAAAGTGTTAAACTCAGTAACGGAGTCAGTACCTTCTTGAACTGTGATTAAATTTCTTCTTTTCTCAAATAAACCATATTCTTCGCACATTTCTGCCGATTTAAAGTCTGGTTTACTAACTTTAATATCCCAATCAATGCAATTAACTGATAAAGTTTGTCCGTCTAACTTAATGTAACGTTTCGTTGACATAATAATCTAATAAAGGCATTTCATCCATGACTTCTGCAGTCACTAACTGTAAATACTTTTGTGCAAGGATCAGACTAGACATCGCTCCTGCCAATTTTAAACCTAAATCGCCATATTCTTGCAATTCCTCTGTTTTAAATAGAAGATTGGTCAACTCGGTATGGTCGGCAAGATCGAGAAAGTTATCAGCACTAACATCTTCGTCAGCTTTAAGAGGTATTTTGTATTTTTTCACTTCACCCATTATCTAATTAGTAGATGATTTCCTGTCATCGAGCAATACCCCTAGTCAGTAAAATGTAAATAAAGAGGATGTTTCTTTAATATGTCTAAAAAACAGTCTTTATGGTAATAACTCGATGGCCGATATGGGTCAATAAATAGCTCTGTGCCACGATAGACGCCTTTTTTGCAATATTTGCAATCGCCAGCCTTATTATCGACAACTAATTTAACAGTCATGTATTGAAATTTCTTGTTAATATTGATATATAACTTATGACCAACGATAAATTTAAATGTGTATGTTTATAATTTGCTCGGATTAATATTTGTCATATTAATACCTTTCTTCGAGTTTTTGACAATTCACAGTCTGTCGAAGGTCTCATCTCATATACCCCTTAGTTTCGGCTAGGGGGTTCTATCCCATAACAAACAAGCATAAATTTTAGGTTCTAGCTTGTATTTTTTCCAAAATGATTTTTCACCTTGCAAGTGCAGTAAGTAATGATGGTCATTACAAAGAGGTACTACCCAATTATCATTGGTTTTTTTACCCATACCACTAGGTTCTGCGTGTGTTAAATGGTGAGCTGCCACCGAATAGTCGGTCTTGCAAACAGAACAAGGTAGTGATCTAACAAAAGCTAAGTGTTTTGGTGATCGAATAGTTTTTTTCTTGGCAAGGGGTAATAGTGAATAGTCTATGCGTTTTTTAGTCACGAATAGTATGTCTGCGTTTAGCTAGGCCCAGGGGTTCAAGAGCAAAATGTAAGCCTTCTTTGAGCATCCTAGAGGCTTTGCGAGGCGATATAGCGTTCATGTGGCTGTATTGTTTAAGTGTAAAACCTTCACCACATATCTTTTGTAGGATATTCGTATAATTATTGCCAATCACTCGATGTATGTAGTTTAGTTTTTGTACAGCATCCAAGCGAACATCACCTTTTGGAACAGAAGATCCATCTATGCGTACACCATATTTAATCATAGCCAAGTTATCCCCAGTAGCTTTGAGTTGCGACTGCTCGAATAGTTTTCTGTATCGGTCAGCAGCTTCTAGTAATTCCATGCCTAGTATTTTTTTTGCACCAAGGTATGACAGCTCGCTTTCCTTAATGTTATAGGCTCGGACAGCTCCCCTGTTGCCACCCCTATATTCTATGGTTCTTTTATCCTCTGGATTTATCAATTTGTTTTATGTATCCTTCGTACCAAGTTGCAAAACTGTCCTTGGACAGCCTACGTTTCATAGTTGAAATATGTTTTTGGGTCCAATGTGAACGACCCAACAAATACTTTATGTGTTTTTTCTTGCCAACAGATGTTAATAAATTGTGAATATCTATGGGTTTTTTTTCTGTTGACATCTTTTGTAAAACAAACGAATAATTATAATTATTGTATACCAGATGGTTGTTTGTATGACAATAGCTTGTATACAAGATTATTATTATATAATGAGGTGATATGATTTTAAGTGAAGCAGGACATTGGTATACATTAGAGGGCAAGCCTCAGTATACTGTCATTGGTAAAAATAAAAAAGAACGCAACACAACTTTACGAGATGCTCGTCAATTAAATTTAGTTCCAAGTGTAACTACAATATTAGATGTTGCTGCCAAACCAGGATTGGTTAATTGGCAAATCAATCAAGGCATCCATGCAGCTCTTACATTAGATAGAGAAGTAGATGAAAGCGATGAACAGTTTTTATATCGTGTAAGACAAGATAGTAAAGAGCAAGGTCTTAAAGCAGCCGAGCAGGGTACGAAAATTCATGGTGATATCAATATGGGTTTTGCAGGCAAGAAAGATAGTGAAGTTTATACTCACCTGATTAAATTAATTAACAATTCATTTCCTAACCAAGATTGGATCTCTGAAGGTTCGTATACAAGTAAAGAGAAAGGTTTTGGTGGGGCAATAGACTTACACTCAAAAAGTGGCATTGTCATAGATTTT